GATGAATATGACACTATTGCTAAGCAGTTAGTTACCGCACAGTCTAAGCTCCGGAGTATTAAAAACGTATTGGAGGGATAATTATGGTAAGAGGGACAACACCTACATTCAGACTTTGCCTGAATGATGAATATGTTGACTTAACTCAAGCCGTGAACGTATATGTTAGTTTTGAGCAAAAAGATGTCCTCATCACAAAGACCGGTGAGGATCTTGAAATCCTTACGGATGAGGTTGATGTCTATCTGAGTCAGAGTGAGACTCTGAAGTTCATAAAAGGCAATGTGGAAATCCAGCTGAACTGGACATACCTGGATGGCAGAAGAGCATGTTCAAACATCATAACCATTGAAGTAGATAGAAACCTGATTGGGGATGTTCTCGAATGATTGAATTACCAATTTATGTTGAGGTCTCACTAGATAGTAGCCAAACAGAATTCACGTTTAATATTGAACAAGACGTTCACGAAATAGGGCTTCATTGCGATACGGTCATTGAGGCCAGTTCAAGGCATATACCAAAATATGAAGGCGAATATGAAGCCACACCAGCAGATGATGCAATTGTCCTGGAAACAAAGGACCTGATGATGCTGGGTAATGTAACGATAAATCCTATCCCGTCCAATTATGGCAAGATAGGTTGGAACGGAGCGTATTTGACAGTAACATGAGCAAGAATGTAAGAATAGCAAATACAACGTACAGCAACGTTCCATCTGTAGAACTGCCTCTGGCAACTGGAAGTGGAAATGCAGTGTTCGTAGAAAGCTCTGATGCTACAGCTACAGCAGGAGACATTGCAACAAACAAGACGGCCTATGTAAATGGCGCTAAGGTTACTGGAAGCCTTTCCTTTATCACTTACTACACCGGCACAACAGATCCGAGTTCATCATTAGGTTCTGATGGTGATATTTATCTGAAGGTGGCGAGCTAAATGGCAACGATGCGATTAGTGCCGAGTACATATTATTTAAGTAACAGTTCATATTTGGCTGTTTCCAACGTAAATAATATGTATGCAAATACGGATAGCACTACATATGGTACTGTTACCCACAATAGAGCTAGTACAAACAACACTTACTATATCTATCTCCGTGGCTTCAACTTCGGCGATATTCCATCGAACGCTGAAGTATCAGGGTGGACAGTGAAGATCAAGGCAAGCGCCACCGGTCATACCACAAGTACCTCATCATCGTATTACATGTCTTTATATAATGGTACTGCAGCAATAGGTAGTACTACGGCTAGCGGAAGATTAAGCACTACCGTCACGACTTTCACATTTAACGAAGGTTCACTGACATGGGATACTTTAAAGAACTACGGATCCAACTTCGGTATCAGAATACCGTTAAGAAGAGCGTCAAGTAATACTGCTGATATTGTATCCATATACGGTGCTGAGATAGAAGTAACTTATATAGTTCCTAACCCTAGAACCGTTACGACAACGTTAATAGGAAATGGAACGATTGACCCTGAAGGAACCGAGATATACTACGACGAAGACGAATATACGATGACCGTGGTTCCGGCGGACTCCAGTGCCACGGTAACAGCAACCAGAAATGGAACTGCTATTACTTTAACCCATCATCGGGCAGGAGTAGATAGTACTTCTTCTGTGCCTACGGAAGATTTCATTACAGGTTTTTCATCTAGTGATGCTGATTTCTATCAATCTTCATCAGTTACCAGTACTTCTTGGTTGGAGTATGCGATAGGTCATAGTGCTGAAAGTCCTTACTCAACTTCAAATACTGATAATACCTATGTAAAACCATCAGGAGAAACCGGATGGATAAATTACCATTTCAATTTCGATGATATTCCGGTAAACGCTACAATTAATTCAGTATCCGTTAAGGTGTACGGGGCAAGAGAAAATTCGAGTATCAATGCTACTCACGTTGCTCGTTTTCAGTGTTATTCCGGTAATACAGCAAAGGGATCTATTCAGAACTTCACGTCCACATCAAACAGTTTAGTAACAGTTACTGACGTTGGATCGTGGACCGCTGAAGAACTCCATGACGCTCAGTTAAGATTCGAAGTTGGTTATTATGGTGGACGTATGCTTGGTATTACTTGGACAGTCAATTACACAGCACAAGAATATTACTCATACGAAACAACCATCAACGGAGATATGACTATTGTTGTGACTATTGGTGGATCTCCAGCAGTAAGTGTTTTGTCAGCCAAAATGAATAATGCCTGGAAACAGGTAATAACAGGATACAAAAAAATAAATGGTGCATGGGTCGCACAGAGTGACCTGACATCATTATTCAATTCAACAGATAATTTCAAGAAGGGGGACTAATAAAAAATGAGCAAAAGTGTAATTATCAATGGTGTAACTTATAATGATGTTCCACAGGTCAAGATTCCAATTTCTGGCGGTGGAAATGCAACATTCTATGAGACATCAGATGCAACTGCAACAGCAGATGACGTTTTAACCGGTAAGAAGACTTATGGGTCCGGCGGTCTTGTTAATGGCGGTATGGCCAACAATGGAAGCACCAGCGGAACGATTTCAACTAAGACGGGAACAGTTACAGTTCCTGCTGGTTATACCTCTGGTGGTACCGTGCAGATCTCAAGTACTGAGCAGGCAAAGATTATCGCCGGTAATATCAAAAGCGGTGCAACTATTCTCGGAGTCAGTGGCTCAAGCATGGTGCTTGATACTACAATATCCAGCAGTGCAGCGGCAGCTTCTAATATCCTGAGTGGTTACAAAGCATATGTTAATGGTGCATTAGTTACTGGATCAGCCACAGTTCCAACAGTGGCTCAAGACTCAAGCACACACGTTCTAACAATCAGTTAAGGAGGGCAATATGGAAGAAAAGAAATCTTTGTTTTTATGGAGTGATAAGACTTATGATACGGTCAAATACATTTCCATAAATGTTATCCCGGCACTTGAATTCTTTTGGTGCTTGTTAGCAACAACCTGGAAGATCCCGTATGGGCTGGAAGTAGGGACATCAATCGGCGGTTTCGGCATGTTCCTTGCATTATGCATTGGCATGAGCAAGAGAGAATACGAAAAAGCCAAAGCAGAACACATGGACTCAGCAGAGGGTTAAGACTATGACGTTATCACCAGAATTCAGTAGTATGGTATCTATCTGTGCTGGCATTGTAACGATCTATGGATTAGTCAAAATAGCAAAGACACCTTTTGACAAAGTTACAGCTAACGCAAAAGATATCGAAGAACTAAAAAAGAAGTCAACAAAGCAAGCAGAGATAGATAAGGCAATTCTAAACGGCTTACAGGCGATTACAAATCACATGATAGATGGTAACGGCATAGATAGATTAAGAGCCAGCCGTGATGAATTACAGCACGCTATATCAGATATAGCTACAAAATGATTGCATGGAGTAATTTCTCCTTCCGGGCCGGTGAAACTCCGGCCTTTTTTGTTTGAAAGAAAAGCCAGAGGTATTAATTACTCTGACTATTCATAACTCTGATTTTCTCTCTGATCAGTTCTTTGACTGCACCTTGTTTGTTTTCCTGCTGACTTAACCATTCTAGAATATCGGCATCATATTTGGTGTTAAGTTTCATCATAAAGCTTTTGGTGTTTTCCTTGTCGTACTTTGCCTGAGCCTTCATAGCTGCTTTTGTTACTGCCAT